TCCGCCAGGGCGATGGCCGCCTGCGCTATCAACGCAAGCCCCACCCCAGCCAGAGCGACCCCGGCACCCAGGGCGATAAACGCCACCGCGCTGGTCAGCACCTGCTTTGCGCTGGCGCTGGAGGCGGCTCCGGTGGCTTCTTCTCCGGCGGCGATGCCGAACAGCTTCCCTGCGATTGCCCCAATGCCCTTCCCGGCCATTTTGACGATGGCGCCGCTGAACGCTTTCACGCCAGGGACGAGGGTCTTGACGATCTTGAAGCCTTTGTAGGCCATTTTGAGCTTAACCAGTTTGGGGGCAATGGCAGCAATCGTATCCGCGTGTTTTTTTATGAAACCGGCAAAGGCTTTCAAAACTCCGGTAATCCCCCGCATGGTATCAATGAAACTTAACTGAGCATCTGTAGAACTAAGTTCAGAAAAAATGGATCCCATTGCACTGCCGACAGCCGAAAATGCTTCTCCAAACGCTTTTCCAACATCAGCAGCAAACAGCTTTAGGTTCAGGATGTAGGGCGATAAGATTCTTTGTGCCTTGGAAATATTGCTTGCTACCCAATCGAAGCCTTTTTCCAGCTTACCGTTCAGCGTATTGATCGCACTGATAAGCCCCGCTTTGGCAAAGCTGTCATAAAGCGTCAGCAAACCGCCAGACACCGTTGCCTCTAGGTTGCCCATGGCACCTTCAAAGGTCGTCACGGAAGTCGCCGCTTCTTTTGCCATTTTGGTCATGCCGATATTGTTCATGGCTTTGCCCAACAGGTCAGCTGATATTGCGCCATCTGCCATCGCGCCCTTGAAGTCCTTCTTCAATTTGGGATTCAGCTTCATCAGCTCTTTTCGCAGACCACCAGCAAGCTGGGGGCTTGCGTTCAGAATCTGGTTCCAGTCTTCTGCTTGGAGCTTACCGGACGCCATCGCCTGTGAAAAGGCCAGTGCTACACTGGAATACTCTTGCGCCCCGCCGCCGAACACTGCAACGGCGTTGCCCACAGACTTCGTCAGGTTATCTGCGTCCTTGATGCCGTTGGCAGAGAGGGCGCCAAACGTGCTCCTGACGTCATTTAAATCGAACACCGTCTCATCGGCATATTTTTTCAATGTGCCGTTCAGACCCGCAATCTTCTCAATTTCCTTGTCGGAATAGTCTCCCGAAAACTTCATGGCCTGCTGCAGTTTCTGCATGGCGTCGGATGTTTCAACAGCCTCTTTCGCCAGTCCGGACACACTTCCGGAAATCGCAGAAAACGCGCTGGAGCCCGCCTTGGCCATGACACCGAACGCGAAGCTGCCTTTAATTTTCGCGGCCACTTCTTGCAGAGAGCTTATTTTCTGACCTGCAATTTTGGCCTGCGCCGCCATCTTCTTAAATTCCTTGCTTCCGCCGACTTTCTCGACAGCTGCGAAGAAATCTTCTGTCTTGACCGTTCCGTTTTTGATTTCAGAAATCAACTCGGAAAGGCTCTTCCCCATCGATTTTGCGACTGCTTCCATCCCCGCCGGAGACTGCTCCAACACGGTCTTGAAATCTTTCCACGCAACGGTAGGGCTTTCTGCCATTTTCGTTGCCTGTTTCGCCAACGACTGCATCGCTTTGCTCGGATTTTCTGCCGCTGTCGCAAGGCCACTGAGTCCTTTTATGAGACCCGTTGTGCCTCCCGCAAGGGATTTCATGCTGCTGACGCCAGATGCCTCCAACTGTGCATAGGTGCTCGAAAAACCTTCCAGCGGTTTTGTCGCCCCTTTCATGCTGTTAACAAATCCGGCAACCTGCGCCGACAAAATTGCTTTAATGCTGAAGCTGTCAGCCACTCTCTCCACCTCCTTCCCGCAAGAATTGTTTCAGACCGGCAAACCGGTCTTCTGGTTCTCTATCGCTCAAAACCTTCTGCAACTCTGCATCGTAGTCATAGAACTTCCGAAACGTCCGGTAGACCGGTCGGGACTTGTGCTTGCCCACCCGCTTCTCCGCCTGCACGGCGAAGGAGAGGAACGCCTGCAGGTGGTTCCGATAGTCCAGATCCACCTGCCGCAGCCGCACCGCCTGCATGAGCAGGTTGTACTCCGGGATGGTCAGCCGATCCACCTGGTCGAAAGACGTAAAGCCCAGGAAGCGGAAGCAGCTCAGCGCCGCTTCCTGGTACATCTCCTCAATGCTCAGTTCTGTGCCGCCTGTGCCGCCTGCCGCTTCTCCACGAACTCCCGCACTTTTGTCAGGGTGCTCTTGGTACAGTTCGCTCTCTCGAAAAAATCCAGCACGTCTGCAAACAGCTGGTCTACGTCCGTGTTCTCGTCCTCCAGGTAGGCGTCCAGGGCTGTCCGCTGCAAGCGGGGGTGCTCGCTCTGGTTGGCCGCCAGCAGCACATCCTCCAGGGTCTCCAGGACGCCGTCCATCAGGTCGATGATGGTGTAATACAGGCCGATGTTGCGCTTTGCACCGGTGTCCTCATCAAAGGTCATCTCCACCCGCTTGTTGATCTCTCGCAGGAAGCCCATGCCAAAGCGGAAGGGGTATACTTTATCGTTGATGGTCAGTTCAAACATGATATTGCCTCCTTAACATACGAGCCGCCCGGCCTGGGCGGCTCTACTCGGTCTATTTGTGCTGTTCAGCTGGTTGCTTTGGGCGTGTCGGTAAAGACGTAGGCCGCCTGCTGCTGCTGATTTGCGGTCACGGTCACGTTGCCCCGGGCACCCTTGCCCTCCAGGCCAAAGGTCAGGCTGATCTCGGTCATGTCCTCCGCGTTGGAGTTCTTCTCGAACTCGGTGCCGTAACCCTGAAAGTAGATGCCCTTGAACTTGTTTTCGTTGCCACTGCCGGTGACAGCTTCCTCCAGGTTGGCTTCCCAAATCTCGAACTTCTCACCGTCCAGAATGGCGTCCTCCGTCTCATCCACTCTGGTATCCCCCTTGCTCAGCACGCAGGTCACAGTGACCTCCTGCTCGGGCACGCCGGGGGTGCGGATGGAACCATCCTTGGTGGCTGTGGAGTCGGCGTCCACAGACAGGGTGCGACCGTTCTCGGTCACAAAGGCCAGGTTCCATGCTCCTTCCTCCGCCTGCTTGGACAGACGGCGGAACAGGTACACGATCCGCTTGCCGGGCACGGCAGAAGCGAACAGCTGCAAATCAAATTTCATCATAAAAAATCACCTCGTACTAAATTGAATGGCCACGTCCAGCACTCCGTGCAGGAGCGGCGTTTTGGTCGTATTGTCTGGCAGGATGTGCTGGTCTACGTCCCGCACAAACCACGCAAAGTGCGCCGTCGTCCCCAGCGTCCGGCAGGTGGTCTTGATGGCGTTGAGCATGGCGGACACCGTGCCCCGCTGCTTGGGGTTGTCGTGCCAGACGTGGATGGTCTGATAGACCACGCCAAACAGGAGGGACTTGTTCGGCTCATCCGTCTGGCGGCTGTCCCCCAGATAGAGAAAGGGATAGGGCGTATCCTCCGGAGGCAACGCTCCGTCGTACACGTCATATCCCTGTTTGCGCAGCGCCAGGAGCAGCGCCGCGAACAGCTCTTGCTGTGGATCCATACGGCTTCACCTCACTCTGTCAGTTTCTTCATGTCGCGCTCGAACTGCTTCTTCTGGTCATCGAACGCGGGCTTCAGGAAGGGCTGGGCGTCCATGCGTCGAGTGCCATATTCCAGGTAGGGTGCATAATGCGTGATTGTCCCCACCTCTGCCGTCAGGCCGCCGTCCAAGAGGTCTAAGCGGATGCCGTCCTTGGTATCTCCGGTCGGCGGAACTTTCACCTTTCCCACGCCTTTCTTCCATTCATAATGCCCCTTGAAGTCGGCATTGCGCTGTGCCTTATCCTGTAACTGGCTGCCGTTGAGGCGAATGGTCTTCTTCACAGCTTCCATCCGCATGTTCTTCTTCAACTTCTTTTTCAGTTCTTGCATTCCCACGATTTCCATGTCAGACATTACGGCACCTCCGACAAAACGAAAGACTCCTTCACCCGCAGCCGGCGGCGGAGATCCACCCGATAGTGCTTCTCTCCGATGCGGATGCGGTCAAAGGGGTCTGTATAGTGGTTCTGGATATGCACGGTCAGGCTGCCCTGCTTGAGCTCGCCGTACACCAGCTGCATGGTCTCCGTGCGGGTGTCCATGACGGCGGCGTATCGGGCAGCCTCCGTGACGGTGTCGCTACCATAGTCTCCGGTTTCCGGGTCGTATGCGCCAGCGGACACCGATTGAAAGTAGATTGGCGTATCATACCTCACAGGAATCGCACCCTCCCCCGCTTTGTGGTCTGCTGCTCGTCCAGGTAGGCTTCGATCTCGCTCATGTAACCGGCGAAATCGTTGTCGGCATAGGCGACGGTCTCCCCCTCTACAGAGTGGGAGCTCATCCCCTCGGAGCCGATGCGGTTATAGCGGATGACCGCCACCTCCGGCACGATATACGCCAGGCTCTCCGGCACCTCGCTGGCGCCGCCCAGCAGCAGGAGCAGACGCGCCTGGACGGCGCTGACGATGGTGGTCAGCAGCGCGTCCCGGCTGTCGTCTGGGATGCCCAGGAGAGTCCGCAAGGTCATCAATGTGCTCTCAGGCATCGTCCGGCTCCTCTTACGCCTTGGCGGTCACGGTGGCCACGCCAGCCTTGAGAGCACGATAGGCGCTGTCGCACTCGACCACGCAGATCTCCTTGCCGGTGGCGGCGGTGATCTCATCGGTGCCGTTCCAGGCAGTCCAGCCCTTGACGCTCTGGCCGGCGGCAGGCAGGACGGCGTTGTCCGCCACCTTGTACTTGTAGCTGTTGCCGGAAGTCAGCGCCGGGGAGACGGTGAGCTTGGTCTTGCCGGAGGTGGTGGAGCTGGCGGCGCTGGTGACGGTCAGGTTGTCCAGGCTGTATTCGCTGTTCAGCAGCACCTTGCAGACTGCCTTCTTGTTGTCCGGCAGGATGAACTCACCTGCCTTGCCTGCACCCTGGAGCGCCACACCGTCAAAGTCTTCGGATTCGATGGTGCGGGCGGTGTTGATGCCGGTGAACGCTTTGCCCACGCCGTCGATATAGACGTAGGCCACCTCTCCGGTCTGGAACAGGTCGTCGGGCACTTCCTCGATGAGGAAGCCCTTGAATTTCACCACGCCGTTTTCGTCGATATTGGCCACGGACCCCTTGGAGGTGGTGGTCAGTCTGTGGTCCACGATGGCGTTGTACAGGTCGGCACACACCTTTGCCCGCTTGGTGCCCACGGCCTCGATGTTGTTGTAATACTTGCTCAGGGCGTTGAAGAGCGCCAGCACATTGTCGTCGGTGTAGTCCAGCAGCGTTTCGCTGTGACCGGCGTTCTGGGAGATGAACTTGCCGTGAGCGTCGTTAAATGCCTTGGTCTTCGCTCTGGCCTGCAGCTCCAGCCGGTCTGCGATGGCGGCCGCGAAGTCATTGTTCACCGTGTGCCGGTCGATGCCCTCATGGAAGTTCCAGCCCCAGGTGTATTTTGCAGGGGTGTTGGTGTAGATGATCTCGGTGCGGCTGCCGAAGCGGCTGGAATTGCCGGTGCCAGTGCCGAACGCCTTGGTGGCAGTCTTATCATAGCCGGTGCCGCAGACACAGGGGATGTCAGAGGTCTTCACATAGAAGGCGGTCTCGTTCTCCTGGATGCCGTCCATGGCTTCGATGCTGCCGCCGAAGAAGTCGGCAAAATAGCTCTGCTTCTTGAATACCGCCTGCAGCAGGCGCTTGAATTCCAGCTGATAGCTGCGGGCGGGCAGGTCGTTGTTGTCGCCAGCTGCGAACAGCTGGAGGTCAAATTTCTGTCTCATCTTTCTGCTCCTTTACTGATATTTCGCAATGCGCTTGTCGATCTCGGACATGGCATTGCCGGTGTTGTGTACGGTCTTGGGGGTTCTGCCGGTGGCTCTCTCCACTTCAGCGCGCTTCAGCTGCGCCTGGACGATGGACACAAAGCGGTCGATCCGCTCCTTGGTCTCCTCGGCGTCCTCCCCTACCACGAAGTCCAGGATGTCCTGGGTGGCGTCCACGTTGTGCTCTTTCAGCAGGCCGGTGGCCGTCTTACCCAGCTCCATCCGCAGGGCGGAACGCTTCAGTTCTGCGTTCTCCTTTTGGAGCTTCTCCATCTCATACTGGTGCTTCTGGTCTGCATTCATCTTCGCCAGCTTGGCGGACTCCTCCTGGGCGTTTTTCACCGCCGCTTCCTGTTCCGCTTTCCACTTGGCGAATTTCTTGTTGATGATAGCATCAACATCCTTGTCGGTGTATTTCTTATCGCCTGCGCCCTGCTCCTGGGCAGGCTCCTGGCCTTCGGGCGGTTCAGTGCCCTCCGGCTGTGCCTGGGCAGGCGCTTCTTCTGCAAACAACTGCAGGTCAAACCGAACTTTTTCCATTGCTTCTACCTCCTCAAAGTTTTTGACCATTCTTCGCTGGGTCTTCCCCCTGTTTTTCCGCCGTCAGGGCTTCGGCGCGCCGTTCCCGGCGATCTAAGACTTGTACGCACTGGGGATAAGCCTCCGCCACCCCCTGCACGCCAACAAAAAAGGAATCGGCCAGCAGTTGTACCTGCGGCGATCCCTCATATCTGACAAACGCCCCGCCGGGCGCAATGTCGCTGTGTAATGGTACATCCGTCAGCTGCTCCGCTGACCGGACAAAGGTCTGCACCAGCGTGGACACCGCCGCACAGACCAGGTCATGGCCGGGTGGTCCTGCGCCAGCGTGACCGGTGACCTGGATAGAGCCTTGTCGGATGATTACCTGAATCATGGCCTTTCCTCCTGAAAATGAGCATCAAAAAAGCACCCTTTCGGATGCTGCTAATCACTTCACTTGTCTGCAATGTTCATGCCGAACTTGATACAACAAAGAATCGCCGCAATAGTGAGCACAACAAAATACGCTGTGCCCATCTCTAATTTCAATCCGACCATGAAAAGCAAAATACACGTCAGCATATTATCCTCCTGTTCTTAGGTATGAAAAAGCACTATGCGATTCTGCACAGTGCTTTTAAGAACAAAGCTGTTCCAATTCCTTTATGTCCGGGAGTACAGATTCAGAAAATAATGCACCGTCTACTCTGAACTGTTCCAGCATCTCCTGAACGGTTCCAAAGAGTCCTGTGTTTCTCGGTCCGTCATCATCTCTTTCGTTGCTTTCCGAGGTACTATATCCTTTATCATCAACCCAGGCAAAAACATTTTTCGGACACAGGCTAATCATACCTTCCTTCGTTTCCGTAAAAAATCTAAACTGACCACCGCTTACATCCAGCATCTTTGCGAGTTGTTCTTTTGTCATCGTTATTCACCTCCGTTATCGCAACAATCCAGAATCGCATCGGCTGGATTGTTGTTATCAATTCTCAAAATACTTGTGAAGCCTTTCAACACACTTTCAAAATACTTCGATGCATCAGCAGAATGATTTTGAGGGTCAATAAATACTGTCTCTCCGTTGATTTGCTCAGCCACAAACACATGGGCGTCTCCGTTTTTCAAAACAACAAACACTACCGCTCTTGCTCCATCGCCCCATGTGGCCATTTGCTTTTTGATTTCTTGCAAGCCACTTCCGTTTGGATAACAGATCTTCGATCGATTTTCCCAAACACATGTATAGTCTTTGGCGATGTAATCGTCTTTTGCTTTGGTAGGTATCGGCTTCGCCGTAACCCTATAACCACGCCTGCGCATTTCATAGGTCGGCACGCAGCGCTGGCAGTTGTTTTGCCACTTATACTCTCCTGTAGAGAAGTTCGGGTTCACCGCTGCCAAGTCTTCATCCACCCCGTAGATTCTCATCTTTCTATCGAAATTATCTGCGGGGCCTCTTCCTGCAATTATACCATTTTGTTCAGCTATTGCAAGCAGATTCTTCTGCTGCTCCCACTCCTCCGTGGTGCCGCCCTTGTCCAAAAAGTCCAGCCAGGCTTCGTATTCTGTGTCATCCTCATAGGCGCTGACGGAGCACCGGCAATTCGGGTGCATGGGCGGGGCGTTCTTGCCCGGCATCATGTCCTTGATCTTGAAGTGTTTGCCGTCCAGGTCGGCACAGGCGGCGCAGCAGCCGTGGTTCACATGGAAGGTGTACATCTCGAATCCGTTGGCCAGGAAGGACTGCCGCTGTGCTTCCGTCTGCACCCTGGCCAGCTCTGTCCGCATGAGCCGTTCGGCAGCGTACGCCGCTCCGCCGTCCTTGCCATCCCCGATGTAATATTTGCGCAAATCCTTCGATAGTGCGCGGGGGTTTTTGCCCTGGATCAACCCTTGCTGCAACAGCTTGGACAAATCCGCTTTCATTTGCGCTTGGTTGCCCCAGATGCGCTCGGAAAAGGTGGCGTTGTGGAAGGACGCATTGGGGATGATTTCCGCCAGTTTGGCGTTGTTCCGGACGGTCTTGCCCAGGATGCCCGCCTGCCGCTGTAGTTCCTCCTCCGTGCGCCCTCGCAGGATTTTAGACATGAACTTCTCTTGCTCGTCGTGGCCAGCGACCAGCTCCAGGCCGATGTTGGCCTTTAGCATCTCCAGCCGGTTGACCTTCATGGTCAGGTTGTACAGCCGCATTTCCTCATTGGCTTGCTTGGAGAAGTCCTTGTCCGCCACATAACGTTTGGCCTTGCGCTGGTAGGCCGCAATGTCCAGCTTGGACACCCGCCGCTTGGCCTCGGCCAGGGTGATCTGCTCCTTGTCCGCGTAGCGGCCATAGAAGGCGTCAATCTCCTTCTGGGCGGCGTCCAGCATATTCTGATAGATCGCCCGCAGCTGCGCCTGGTACTCCTGCTCCTCCTGGAGATAGTGCTTCAGGGCTTCCGCCTCCCGCTTCTCCCAGTAGGTCTTACTGCTCATGTTCTACCCCGAACCGGAAATCCGCAGTGCTTTCTGCCGCTTCCGCTCCCTCCTGCTCCATGCGCTCCAGCTCCTTCTTGACGTCTGGGACGATGGACAGGACGGACAGCTGTGTTTCCTTGGACACGATCCCTTCCAGTTGGGCAGCGGTCTGCGCCTCCTCTGCCACGTTTTTGGGCAGGTTGCGGGTGGTGCGGATGTCCACATCCCGCCAGGCGTCCCGATCGGGGACGTTGGTGGACAGAGAACAAAAGAGCTTGTACCGCTTGCGCAGCGACTTTTCAATTTTGCGGTCGAAGGTCAGCGCCAGATTGCTCATGGCCTGGAGCTTGTACGCCAGCGCAACACCAGATGCGGCGCTGCCAAAGGACTCGTCGGAGATATTAGCCACCATGGAGGTCTGATAGATCAGCGTTTCCAGGCGGTTGAGCAGGTTTTCCTGGGTGCCATCTGCCGTGGGCTTTTGGAGGAATTGCACCAGGATGTCCTTGGCGTCATCGGTGCCGTACAGGTTGATGACTCGGTTGTCTCGAATCTTATAGATGCCGTCCTCGTCCAGTTCTGCGCCCAGCACTGCCAGATAGGCCTCCGCGAAAGCGTCCACGTCGTTGGCCTTTTCACCTAGGGTGTGGTTGTACGCCTCCACCAGGCCGGAGACCCCTTCATACAGTCCCATGCGGTCCTCATTGAGCATCCACTCCACACAAGGGAGCCGCCCATAGGGGTTTTCCATCGGTTCCCCGGCGGTGGAGCCTTCGAAGGGGATGATCTCCTCCCTGGTCAAAATCTCGCCATAGCGCTGTCCCGGTTGCTCGGTCTCTGTGCTGTGGTACCCGTACCGCACCGCAAACAGCGCTCGATTCTTCACCGTGTCGTCATAAACCACGAACAGCTCCATGGGCGTGCAGATGGTCATCTTGGTCTTGGCCTCCTCGTCCTGGTACAGGTACTCAAAGGCGTGGCCGTAAATGCAGCACTTCCGTGCCAGCTCGTATTCATGGTCGGTAATCTCGTTCTCCCGCTCAAAATCGTTGATTGCTTGGGCAATGGTATCATCCGGATGGCTTTTCTTGATGGGCACCCCATAACCGAAGCCCAGGAAGGTGTCCGTGATGTACCGGGGGAAGTTGACCGCCAGCCGGTTGTCCGGCTTCCAGTCGGGCTTCTCCGGCTGCTTGTATACGTCGTGGAATCCCTTGTACAGGTTCTCCAGGTAGATGTAGCGTGGGAACCGCTCCTCGTGCTGACGAATGTACTCCTCCGCCAGTGTCAATGTAATCGGCTTGTCCGCACTGCACTGCAACGGTTCCGGCAGCTTGTATGGTCGTCTCTTTCTCATGTCAAATCCCTCCCTTGAAGGTCTTTATCTTCACCTTGCCCCGGCGCTCCTGCTCAATGGAGTACCGCAGCATGGCCATGGCGTCATCGAAGAAGTTCACTGGCTCGTCCAGGTACTGGCCGCTCTTCTCATCCCTGCGCCACTTCCACTGCTGGATCTCCTTGATGGTGTTCACGCAGCTGGGGTGGAGGTGAATCTTGTGCTGCTTCAGGTGATCGATCTGGGCGCGAACGCTGCCCGGCTCCTTCTTGACCGGCACCGCCCGATATCCGGCCTTGCGCCACATTCGGATGCGATCCGGCTCGGCGCTGTCGCAGTACATGGTCAGGCGCTTCTGGAACCGTCCCTCCGCCAACTGGATGATCTCATCCGTGTCCTTGCCGAATACATACAGCTCCTGGCACAGGTAAAGCTCGCTGTCTTTGAACCCCACCTCACCGATGCAGTTGGCGTGGTTAAAACCGAAGTCCTGGGCGTTGACCATGTAGTCAAACCGCTCCGGCGACCGGTCAAAATCCTCGATGAGGTAGTTGGTCAGAATCAGACCGCCCACCTCGCCCCACTCGCCTAGGCCGTAGATGCGGTAGCCGTCTGGATCCACCAGCTTGCGCCGCTCCATGCGCTGCCGGTAGGCATCGTCAATGAAGCGGTTGTGCAGGTAGGTGCTGTGATGGGTCAGGACGTTGGGGTCTTGAATGTCGAAGAAGACCCGCTTGATCCAGTGCTGCGAGCTGACCGGATTGAAGGTGCATCTGATCTGGTAGAACTGCCCTTCCGGCAGCGCGCCACGAAGGCGGTCGTCGATGATTTCAAAATCCTGTTGGGTGATTTCCGTGGCCTCTTCTATCCAGACGTCAGTGAGCTTGCCCCGCTTGAAGGTGATGGACTTCAGTTTCTCCCGCTGGCGCTCATCGTTGACGCCCCGGAAGATGATCTGATTCCCGTTGACCAGGCATTCCAGGGACAGCGGCGAGGCGGTGATCTTCCAGTAGCGCCCGTAGCGGTCACCGAACATCCGGTAGATCGCGCCAGTCAGCTCTGCATAGGTGCTGTCACGGTTGGTGATGTCCGACTTGCGGATGCACACCAGGTTCCGGCCTGGGTCTTGCATCAGCCGCAGGATATAATGCTGGGCAGTGTCCACGCTCTTGCCAGAGCCGGCTAAGCAGAACCTTTCATCACGATGTATCTCTTCTTGCTCCGGTCAACTTCTTTGAAGCAAGGATTCATCTGGACTGAAATGTTCATATGGCAACACCACCTTTCTTCATTCAGAACTCTCCCCATAGTCGATGCAGATATGCAGCTCTGCGTCCGCGTCCAGGTCGACCTTTTCGGCATAAAGGCCGTAGCGCTTGCCCAGGAGTTCGGCGGCCTTATTCAGGTCGCTCACTCGTGTCGGCACTTGCACCAGCTGCGGCACTTCCTTCTCGACAATTACCTTCTTGCCGTTCTCGTCGTATCCGCTCCTCCGCTCTTTACAAGTGACAACCACCGTATCCATCTCCTGCCGCCGTAAAACCCTGGTCAGCGTTTGGAGGACTTCGTCCTGCTTTGCAATCAAGGCATCCTCTTTTTCTGCCAGTCTTTTTTTGATGTATTCCTGGATGCCGTCATTTGCCATCATTCTGCTTACTCGCTTATTTATTCCATTAGGTGAATATCCTGCCCGAATAGCCGCCTGAGTGGCATTCAAATCAATCAGATATTCATCACAAAACCGCTTCTGTTTTTCCGTCACCCAGGCTCACCACCTTTCCGAATTTTATGCCGCCGCTTCCGCAGCCTCCGCAATCCGCCGCTCCGCAACGGCAAAATGCTGCTCATCCTGCTCCATCCCCACAAAACGCCGCCCGGTATGCGCGCAAGCGACGCCCGTGGAACCAGAGCCCATGCAGTTGTCCAACACCGTCTCGCCCGGCTTGGTATATGTGCGGATGAAGTATTCCAGCAGCGGAACTGGCTTCTGGCTGGGGTGTACTCTGTTCTTCCCGCCGTCCACGTCAAACCGCAGCACGTTGCTGGGATAATTGCCGTAACGCTGGACAGAGGCATTTGCCCGCTTGTCCAGGCGATAGACAGCGTCCTCCTGCGCCTGCTTCCGGTGGACAATCTCCCGCTCCAACTTGACCAGCCCCTGCGGCTGATACAGCGGTTTCCGGCGATAGAAAATGCACACCTCTTCGACCTGGCGCATGGGCTGCACCTTGGCGAAAACGTGGCCGGTCTTGATGTTCTTAACCCAATACCAGGTGTACCGGTACTGACAAATGTTGCTGTGAATCAATCTGGTCGTAAACGGCTGGGACGAGAACAGCGCAATGGCGCCGTTGGCCTTGACCACCCGCTCATACATCCGCCACATGGCGTCGAACGGCAGCACGCTGTCCCACCGGCAGTCTGTGACTCCATAGGGCGGGTCGCAGAGCACCATGTCAATGCTCCCGTCCGGGATCTGTTCCGCCAGCTCCAGGCAGTTACCTCGCAGCAGTTTGATTTCATCGTTTTTCACGTTTTCACCTTCCTTCCGGGCATAAAAAGCGGCGCAAGCTCCGCAAAGCTCACGCCTGATTGGTGCCGGATGACCCGCCGGTCCGGGGCTGTCTTTCCAGCCGTCAATGGGGAGGGATTCAAATGGGTTCCTGGGCAAGGGAGGCCGACAACCGCCAGCCTCCCCGTATACCACAGGAGGTGCCCCTTGGTGGCACTGTTCACCGCTTGCCACTTCGGGATGATGCTACTTTATCACGTTCTTTTGGCTCTTGGGTGCACTCTTTTCCATCAAATTCAGATTTTGTGCGACCAAGCGAATGAATTCGCCATTGAATTTTCTAGTCTGGCGCTCACCGTACCCCACCTGCAACCCAGCTCCCGCCAAGGTGTGCGTTCCCTGCCAATAGACCAGGTCAATAATCTTCAGGCGTGCCTTACCGTTGGGTAGCCACTCCGTCTCCCTGATAGCAGCCGATACCGCCTCGTACTCCTCCATATCCCGCTTGGTCAACTTCTTAATCACTGCGCACTCTACTCCCCGACCATCTCCGGCTTGCGGCGGCTGTGTGCTATATCGTGCTGTGGTCGGGGTGTAGATTGGCTCTCGCATCACCTTGTCGAGCGCCGGATACGCCCGGATCACAGCCTTGACGTAGCCCCACCAGCGGTATCTGTGCTTACTCATCGGCTCACCCGCCTCTTGTACCGCTCTGGCTCGATGACCCAGAGGCCAGTCTCCTCGTGCAGTGTCTCGTTCAGGTCAATCACGCTGGCAAAGTTCCCGACGACCGTGTCCATCAGGCCTTGGGTGTGACGTCTAAAGTCTGCAAGTCTGGTCTTGCCAAACCCATACTTGTCGTGCAGCGTGGTCATGGCAAACAGCAAGACCACATCGTAGGCCAGATTGACCATGTCTGCCCGTGACGCAGACTTCGGCTTGTCCGGCTTCCGCCTCGCCTTCGCCCGTCGTTGTTGTCGATTCATCAAACCACCTCTTCCTCCGGCGGTATCGCCGTCCTGACCCAAAGAGGCAGCAGCCCAGGCGTGTGCCCCATCAGGACCAGGCGCTCGTAGTAGGCGCAGTGCGCCATCCGCCCCCACTGCTGGGCAATCCCGTGCCTGCACACCGCGTGGTGCAGGCAGGTGTCACATAGGTTACGCTTTGTCATCGTCATCCTCCTTGTCGTACACCGTGCACCAGCCCTTTCGCCCGCACAGATCACAGCACTTTTTCTCCGTGCGCATGACTCTGGCCAGGTAACCGGTGGTATCTGCGCCGGTGGCGGCGCACTTGCTGCAGATGGTCAGCGTTTTCATGGCTTGCCTCCTCACATCATCACGACGACTTGCCCGCTTTTGACCAGGTCGTCCAACTCCACGGCCAGGTATTCCTTCACATTCCGCTTGGCCTCCAGCTTCCAAACGCCGCCATCTGCCTCAAACAAGCCGATCCTGCCGTTCTCATCCACTCGGAGCAGGTATTCGCTTTCCGGCTGGGCAACCTCCAAAAATGTCCGGAAGGGCTGGAGCTTTACTCTCGGGTTGATCTCCACGTTCTGCCGCAAACTCACACCTGTCTTTGCCTCCACGGTTTGGGTCACCCCGTTGTCCCTGGTGGTGACGCCGCCGTCCTTGCTCATCCGGCTCAGCAAATCCAATAGGTAGCGCGTCCCCTCTCCGGGAATGAACAGGCTCCTCAACTCGATCACAGCCTGCTCCTGGTCGCGCCAGCCCTGCCGAAACCCAGGCACATCCGCCGTCGCAGTGTACAGCGTATCCCGGCTCATGTCTGCCCGGTAGCTCGTACTGACGTACACCCGGTCATGGCCGGCCACCCGGACAAAGGCGAAGCCGCCGACTCTCTCGATCTCCTTGCGCAGCAGCTGGACAATGCTGTCCAGCCCGGTCACCTCATACATCGACGGGCGATCTACGTGTGGCTTGATGCGTGCAAACTCCTGATTTGCGTACTGCTGCCCCGCCACCTCGATGATGGTCGGGTCTTTCAGGCTGATGATCTTCTCCACAAATTCTGCCAAAATGCCACTCATGTCTGTTCCTCCTTACGCTTTCCGATGCAGTTGCACGATCTTAGGTTCTTCCGCTTCTCCGCCGTCCATGCCCAACTGCCCCGGCGTCTGCCGGACGGCTTCCACGATCATGGGGTCGCCCTGGTCATCTCGCACCATGTACACCGTCGTGGTAACGGGCATCATGGGTGCCAAGGTGGCCTTTACTTCTGTTTCCATCTGCACTGTCTCTCGGTCTGCACTTGCTTCAAACACCAGCGTGATTTGGATTTTCCGTTTCCTTTTCCAATCCGTGTTGGGGTCTTCGATATTTTCCTGCACTTTCGCCGCCTCTCGGTTTGCACGCTCCAGGATAGCGCCACTGTTCATTTCCAAGATGCTTTTGATCGTGTTCTCGTTCATTTTTGCTCCTCCGTGATTTCAATTTCTACTCGTGGTTCCGTCGCTCTGTACTCCACCCGGCTGCCGTCGTGCCCGACCACGATCTTGGCGTTGTCGTCAGCCAGGATACGGGCATCCACCAGGATGTCCATGGTCGCCGCCAGCAGGTTGGTCAAGTCCACCCGTCGATTGGTCGGCATGTAGTACACGCATTTCACGTTGACCGGGTGGTCAACGGCAGTACGTGGCCTCACCGACATGAGCTGATACAGTGCCGCCTTTTCGTACGCCACAAACTGCTTGCTAGGGATGATTCTCGGCTTCCCCCGCACCAGGATGATGCGTGAGCTGTTCTTCTTCGTAATCGGTGTCCCGCAGATGATGTATTTCACCGCTCCCCCTCCCCTCGCATAAACACCATCCAGTGCGTCTTGCTGGCTCGCCCACTCCGGTGCCCAAACAAAGTCATCTGCTTGATGGCTTCCAGCACATCCTTAACCGGAATTTGGTACTCAGACCATTTGAAGATCAGCGTCCCGCCCGGCCGCAGCACTCTCATGCACTCCCGGAATCCAGCTCGCAGCGTTGTCCGCCAGTCTGGATCCAGGCGACCGTACTTGATCGCTGTGTAAGACGCCTCCCCAGCTCTCACCAGGTGTGGCGGGTCGAAGACTACCAGCCGGAAGCTGCCATCTGGGAACGGCAGTGCCGTAAAGTCTGCCACAATATCCGGACGCACTGAGAAATGCGTCCGTCACAAAGCTCCACGTCAGCAATCTCCCTGTTGTCCAGGTACAGTGCCAACGGGTGCCGCTTGTTAAACCACATCATCCGCCCGCCGCAGGTTACATCCAAGACAGGCGGGAGCTTGGCTCTGGTGTTATCCATCATCCTTCCTCCTCCCGTTGGCTTTCCAAAAAATCTCGCATCCAGCGTTCATTTGCGAGGATCCTCTGCTCCTGCTCTGCCAGGCTCTCCTGTGCCGGCGGCATTGGAGTCGGCGCCTTGCTGGGCCGCTGTGCCGCACCGGTCTTCGTCCCCTTCTGTTCTGACAGCCACTTTGTCACCCAAGCCAAGATCGCCCGGTAATCGCTGTCATAGTGCTTCCCATTCGCTGCTTTGTAATGGCTCAGGTGCTCGATCATCAGCGCTGTGTCGGCGGGGCCATGAGCGTCGAGCAGCTTCTGGTGTTCGGCGTTGGTCATGGTCACGTTGTCCGCCCATTGGACTTTCTGCGATGCAAGCGTACTTTGCTGCGTTACGCGCGCGCAGGAAGGGGACGTAGTCCCCTCACTATCAGTATCATTATCAGGTACAGGTTCAGGTTCATTATCAGCTTGATTTGCTTGACTTTGCTTCTTTTGCTTGCCTTTGGTTGCGTTTGCTTGATTTGCTTCGTTTTGCTTCTTTCGCTTACGGCTCTGTGCGCTTTTAAGTCCACCTTTTCGACCAGCTTCCCGCCGTTTTTCCACCTTCGCCCGATACCGCTCATCGTTGTCGTCCAGCGCTCTACTCACGAAACGCATGGCGATCTTCACTTCCAGGTCTGAGCCGGAATACGCCTCGCCACGCTTTTCGTAGGCGAAGATCGCTCGGAACAACTCCGCGATCTGGCTGTCGCTCAGGTCGAGCAGAATGTCCTCCAAGTCGTAATACAGCACAAAGCTGTTCTTCTCTTTCGCCATGCTGCCACCTTCTTAAAACGGCAGCTGGCCGTCATCTTCTACCTCCGTGAACCCGGTCGGTTCTCCGTAAGGCGCTGCGTTGGACTCGCTCTTCTTGCCGCCGCAAAAATACAGGTTTTCTGCCACGATCTCCGTCACGAAGCGCCGGACGCCGGTGTTATCCGTGTAGTCCCTGGCTTGCAATCTGCCCTCCACACAGGCCAGCTGCCCTTTGTGGAAGTACTTGGCCAGAAACTCCGCGCCGCCGCGCCAGGCGATGACCTGGAAGAAATCCGTCTCCCGGCTGCCATCTGGCCGCTTGAAATCTCGGTCTACCGCCATGCGCACGTTGGCCACGGCAGTCCCCTGGGCGGTGTGGCGCAGCTCTGGTTCTGCCACCAACCGACCCTGAATGATCACTTTGTTTAACATGATTTCCTCTCCTTCGGGCACACAATGACCCGGCATTTCTTCGGCATTGCCCGACGCACACACGCTTCGAACCATGCCTCGTCGCTGTTGGCGTCGCTCAGGTGGAGCAGATAGATCTCCCGGCACTGCTGCAGGGGCAAGGTGCTCAGGTAGCCGCACAGCTGGCCGATCTCCAGATGGGTGTTGCGGACACGCTTGACGGTGGCTTCTGGCATCCGGGTGCAGCGTGCCAGGATGTCCTCCTGGTAGTTGGCCTCGATGGCCAGGATGTTCACACCGGGAAACCGGTACCGGATGTTCCCGGTATCGATGGCGAACACCAGCTTCTCCCCGTCGCTCCCCCTGACCAGGTAGCCCACCGGTTCCCTGGCATCGTGGAAAGTGCGGAAGGCGATGACCTGGAAGCTGCCCACCTGCATAGGCTCTGAGCAGTCCCGCCCCACATCCGGTGCCAACAAGGTAGCTCCATCCGCCCCCAGCGCCTGGGCAGTGCCATGGGACAGGATGACCGGGATCCCAGCCGCCAGCAACTTGTCCCAGCAGCGGGCATGGTCATTATGTTCGTGGCTGACCAGGCAGCCGGCCAGCTGGGAGACGGTGTATCCCGCCGCCCGCACCAGCTGACCCAGCCGCCGGTAGCTCAGGCCACATTCCAGCAGCAGGACGCACTGTCCGTCGTCCAATAAGTAGGCGTTGCCAGCGCTGGAGCTAGCCAATGGAATGAATTTCAAAACGGACACTCCACTCCTTCCTCAAGTACGGTTTGCTGGGGCTGCTCCTCCTGCTCTGGGAAGTCCACGGCAGTCTCCGGGGCATGCATCTGCTGGTACTGGGTGGAGTTCTTGATCTTTTCCTGCACCCGCTCCGGCAACGCTGCGAAGGTCGCGTCGTCCCACTGGTCGATATTGAACACGTGCAGCTCTGTCTCCGTGGTAGGGGTGGGCATCCCCTTGGGGATCTGCATCACGCCGTCAATGTTGGCGTACTCGCCGGTGTCATTGAGGACCACTTGGATCATGGCGCCGCGGCCCAACATCTCATCTGTATTGAACGCCCGAATCTCCTCGTCAGAAAACGCCTTCCCCCGCCAGGAGGTCAGGAGCTTCCGCAGGCCAGACTTGTTGCTGGTGCTGACCGAGAAGGTGCGGGACAGCTGCCGGGGCTTCATCTCCCCGTCCAATTCCACCTGCTCCGTCGGAAGCTCAAAAGTGAACTGGATCTGATTGTTGTACCGAGTCTTGCCCTTGTACTCCGTCTGCTGCTCCCCCAAGTCGTAGATACCGATACAGATCGCCAGGTATGTCCCCGCCTCCACCGGCGGGATCTTTGCTTTTGCTCTAGTTCCGATGACCATACACTCAATCCTCCCTTTCCAATCTCAACTGCCTATCCGTTTCGCTGACCACCATGCGGATGACCTGGGTGTCCATCTCCATGAGCTGGGTGACACTCTCAGCGTTGTCCACAAACAGTGGGCAGCGGATGCCCTTGGCCTGGCTCAGGGTCGCGATCACGTCCAGACCGGCGTTGATCTTCGCCCCGTTGTTCAGGTCGGCGTAGGGCACACCGTCGATGGTGGCCTTGCAGCAGTCCCGGAGACCGCCGTTGACCTGTTCCTCGAACAGCTGCCAGCGCACCAACCGGAACCGTCCGCTGACCTCCCGGCTGATATACTTCGCTTTGACCCGGGTGAACTGGTCGCACAGATCCAGCAGGCTATCCAGCCGCTCTGTCTCCGCCGCCGTCTGCTGCTGTTCCGCCATCAGCTCCGCCACGCGCTTCCGGGCGGCGTCCAGGAACTGTTCTCCCGCCAGGGCGCTCTCCGTTCGGCGCAACGCCTCCCGCGTCTCCGCCCAACGCCGTTCCGCCTCCTGTTCCGCCTGCCGGGTATCTCGGCTGGCCTGGGTGATCTGCGCCTCTAACTCCTGGAGCTGGCTGGTCAGGCGCGTTTTCCGCTCTCCGTAACTGTCCAGGTCAGTGATGACCAGCGCTTCCGCCGCTGCCAGCTGCTGCGCCAGTTCAGCGCAGTCCTGCTTGTTCTGTGCCTGGTCAGCCCGCAATTCGTCAGCTCTGGCTTGGAGAGCTTCCAGCTCGGCCTTGCGTGCTCCCGCATCTTCTGCCAGCTTGGCAAGGCGCTCTTTCTTACGCTGCTCAAACTCATCCGTGGCCTTGGCCAGCTGATCCGCTGGCAGCGTCTGGCCGCAGGTGGGGCAGGTGTCGCCGGAAAAGGTCATGGACTGTGTCTCCTTCCACCGTTCCCGACACGCCTGGATGGCCGCCTGGCCTTGCTGCTGGCTCAGCTGGTTGCGCTCCAGCTCTCGGGCAATGGCCTGCCCCTGGCGCTCCAAGCCTTCCTTCTGGCGACGCAGCTGGGTTGGGTCTGCTGTCCGCTGCCCACTGCGATGGGCTGCATTCTGGCTCTCCAACGCCTCCAGCTGCATCCGCAGCCCGTCCCGCTGGGGCAGGAGGACGGAGGTGCCCGCCTTGCTCCGGAGCTGCTCCAGCGCTTCCCTGGCGGCAGATTCCTGCCCTGCCAGCTCATCTCGGCGCGTGCGGAGGGCGGCAAAATCTACCGCTTCATACTCACTGATGGTGCGCTTCTGCTCGTCGATCCTGGCCGGTGTGGTCTTGGCCTTGGTCTGGAAGTTCCTGCGCTGCTTCTGGTAGGCCACCTTGGCCTCCTCCACCGTCAGGCCACCCAAGGCATCCGTCAGCGGGGCGAACGCCTGGTCAGACGCCAGAACATCCTCGTCTGACACGTCCTCCACCAGGTCGAAGAGGGCCGCTCTCCGGTTCGTCTCGCTCTCCCCTGCGCAGAACCAGCGCAGGTCTGTCAGGGTGCGGAAGCTGTTCTCATCGCACAGCTGAGCGACTCGGCTGGAAAACTCGTTCTTGGCCATGGGCAAACCGTTGAAGTAGAACCCAGAGGAATGACCGTCAAAGGAAGCCTCTTTGTTCCCCCGCTTCTTGCTCCACAGTTCAAAATAAGTACGCTTGAGGGTCACTTCCTGACCGTCCACCGACAGGATCGCCTCCACACTGGTCTCCGCCCCATGATCTGCCACGGCGCCGGTCTCGTCCAGAGGCTTGATATCGAACTTGGCCGCGCCGCTGCTGTCCTTACCGAACAGGAGCCAGCAGAAGGCGTCATAGACGGTGGTCTTGCCGGTGGCGTTGTCGCCGTAGATGGAGCAGTCCTGTCCCTGGAAATCCAAGGTCAGGCTGTGGCAACCCTTGAAATTCGCCAGGGTCAGGCGCTGGATCGTGATCGTTCTCATTGCTTTTTGTACCTCCTTGGTGTACAATACAGTTGGTATTTTACCTTTGCCGTCGTCGGAGTTGCATCTCCGGCGGCGGCTTTTATCTTTGGGCAACCTTGCCGGTGCCCCTGTGCCGGATGCTCCGCAATTTGCCCTCTAGCGTCACCTCTTGAGCCTCCGCGCCAACATCCGATCAAAGGCCGTCTCCGATACCGACATCATCCAGGCTGGGGCGCACATCGTGATGCTGGCAGGCAGCCAGTTGCCCAGCAGTGCCATGCGTCCAGCAGTCGCCCAGGCCGCTACGCCCATTACAGCGCCAGCGATGCCAACGACCAGCTGACAGGTGCACTTTGTCCTCTGTGTCATGTTGATTCCTCCTCATTTGTCTCGTTGCCTCAGCTGTCTCGTCTGCACCCTCGCGCCCCAAGCGTCCGCCACCATCCCGTATGTAATCCACTCTGGGCACCACCGCCGCTGGTAGTCCAGCAGACCCTTGCAGCGGCGCTGGATGTATAGGCGGCATTTCGCGCATTTGGGGCAGGTGCTGGGGTAGTTAGCCATCGATGCCCAGGCACATGAGGCGTGCCTGGATTACGCGCAGTGCCGTGAGCGCCATATCAGTCGCCTCACGCTCGTAACTCCAAGCGTGCAGCAGTTCTTCGTCCGGTTCGGCCGCAGACGCTTCGATAGCTTCAGCTTCCTCGATCTTCTCAAGTTCCCGCTCAAAATAGCGGATTGCTTCTTCGATTTTCATGCTGGTTCCTCCTAAACTTCAATCGTTTTGCCGGTGTTCTCGTCTGCCCAGTGCCGCATTTGTGACACTGGCACGATGATGCGCCGTCCGACGCGGATGTACGGGAACCCCGCTTTCCTGATCCACTTGCGGAGCGTATCCTCACTCGTCCCCATCATCTCAGCCGCTTGCTCGATTCTCACGCTGATGGGCTCCACCTGGAGGATGATCTTTTCAGGTGGCGTTGCCTTGATTTCCTTTGCGTGCATAAAGTCACCTCCTTGCGATGTGCGTTTTGCGTTGCCCGTCCTTTATCTCGCGTGGTAAAATGCAATAAAAGGAGGAATTTATATGGATTTTGAATCTACTAGACCCCACATTTGGCTGGGCGTCCTGACCAGCTTTGTGATCTCTATGCTAGTAGAGCACGGATCAGTGCTGATACGATTTTTGCAAGGATTACTCCCAGGCTAGCCCCCAGCGCGTACATTCCTGCTTTGCGCATCTTTTCACCTCCTTTCTCCGGTTGCAAGTAATTCTCCGTCGATACTCCAATACTGTTTCACGGCACTTACAGGGTCGTCCTCTGTCCCACAGCCTTTCAGACTTTCCGTTACGATAACCACCATTAACTTTGCGCTGTCTGTTCCCCTAGGTCGGACGGCGCTGTTTTTTTCTACTTTCATCCGTCTCACCTCCTTCCTCCAAATCGTGTTCAGCTGGCTTCCTCGGGTCTGAACCCAAACAGTTCGTTAGGAGTGACACCGAGAGCTTTTGCAATCGCTGCCACATCTGTGTCCTTGACAATTTTTCGGCCATTAAGCAGCGCTGAAAACTGCTTTTCAGGTATTCCTGCCCACTCGGCAACTGCACGTCGCTTTAGCCCTCTCTCGCAGATAATTCGCTTCGTGTTCTCTGCGACAACCGATTTTCTCATATTCTCACCTCCTCAAGAATCTTGAATGTACGTTCATTGTACCTAAAGTTTCTTTATGTGCCAAACCAGCTTTCTCCCTGGCTTCTTTTAGCCTTCGTCCAATTCCCAAAAAATCACCTCCGATATTAAACATTAAAGCACAGATTTCCTCATAAGTCAAGAGAAAACTCAAGAAAAATCAAGAAAATAGGCTTGACACAAGATGCACTTGGTAAAATGGTGGGCGTGACAGGCTCATCAATCACCAATTACGAAAAAGAAACAAGCCACCCCAAAGAACCTGTTATGTACGCTTTGATGGATACGCTTGGAATTGACCCTAATTTTCTTTTTCAAGACTGTGTGAGTACTGTCCCAAAAGAAAAAAGAGCCGCACCTCATTACACTTGCAACGAGGATACGGCAGAGAGCGTTTGTAAACGATATAAAGCATTAGATTCACACGGCAAGCAAGTCGTTTGCGCTGTGATGACGGAAGAAGAACGCAGGATAAAAGCAGTTGCCAAGGAACCTGTCGTGATTGAACTGTTCCCTATGCGGCACTACATTCAATCCGCCTCGGCCGGTCTAGGCGATTTCAGTAATGATGACTCTTTCGAGGTTGTTGATCTTGTAAAGCGTCCGCCAGCAGGTGCATCCTTCCTTGCCACCGTAAACGGCGACTCAATGGAGCCGACCTATCACGACGGTCAGTGGGTATTTATTCGCGCGCAGGAAACACTCCAGATTGATGCAGACAATCATCTGACAGAGCTGGGGAAAGAGGCTATGGAGCGCCACAAAGAGGTGATTGAAGAACGCCACCCCCAGCCGCTGCATCGCAGTTCCGCCACCAATGCCGTCCCCCAGCAGGAGCAACCACACCGCGCCATCCCAGAGCGCGCCGAAAACCAGCTGGAAGCGATCCCGGCCAGCGACATCCAGCTGCTCCACTCGGAGATGGAGTATCTCAACGACGTCCTCCGTAGCGTCTGTGAGCTGGCGCACATCCCCCAGCCGCTTTCTTTAGAGCTGTCCGATTTCGTTTTCAGCACCTTGCGCACCGGGACCCACTACAGCTGGACTCCGTACACGCCGTCTGGGAAAACAGCGAAATATCCCCTGGTGCTGCACTATCAGTCCGCTGTCCCGGAACGTTCTGCCAACACCGAAGACGCCGAGTACGAAGCCTGGCTGGACTTTTTGGACAAGGGCGGCACCACGGAGGAGTGGGAG